ATTGTAGATACATTCGATGGTCAGATTAAAACAAATTCTAAGTCACAGTTATCTAGACTTGCTAAAACGAGACAAAAATGTTTAGCACTTATTAATGCACCTTCTATGAAGAAATTCCTAGAATCTGTAGATCCTAGATTTACTGACTCACCTACTTCTTCTAACCAAGCTCCACTATTGTATGCTAAATATATTGCAGACGGAGGTAACTTAGATCTTAATCCTTCTTTCAGATTTACATTAGCTGATGAAGACAATGGAGCTAAATTCTGCGGATATTTTGGTCCATTCATCACAATCAGAGAGAACAATAAAAACCAAAACATCCCGCCAGCAGCTTTAGTAAGTAACAACTTTATTAGAAAATTTGTTACCGGCGAACCTTACGCTATCGTTGCAGGACAAAAAAGAGGTATCATCTCTGGATCAAACGTAGTAGGTCTAGAATATGACTTCAGTCAAGGAGATAGAGATTACTTAGAACCACTAGGTATTAACCCTATCATCAGAAAAAGAGGGGTTGGTTTAGTTATCTTCGGTAACCAAACAGGATATCAAAGAACAAACTCAGCATTTAATAACTTACATGTTAGGGATCTTCTTATTACTTTAGAAGAAGCTGTTGAAGACATCCTATCTAACTACGTTTTTGATTTCAACGAAGATTCAGTTAGACTTGAAATTAAAACATTAGTTGATAACTACTTAACAGGGGTTAAATCCGTAGGAGGTATCTATAACTACTTAACTATTATGGATTCTTCTAACAATACACCTGCAATCATTGATCAAAATCTAGGAATTATAGATATTATCATTGAACCTGCAAGAGGTATTCACAAGTTTATCAATAGAATGACAGTTACCAGAACGGGAGGAATTAGCTCAGGAGGATTCATTCAATTCAGCTAATTTTTGAGTAAATGAAAGTAACAAATATATAGTAACAAATGGCAGGCTTACCTCATTTCAGTTCAGCAAAAGCAGCGGTCAACAAGTTTGAACCGATATATCTTAACCAATTTGAGGTTTTGATAACACCTCCTGCTGCGGTAGTACCTCCACAAGGAAATCCAGGAAATGGTAACATCCTTTTGGAACAAGTTAAGAGTATAAGTGGATTACAACCAGATCTTAACCCTGGTGAAATATCTCAGCAATACAAGGGTGCTAAAAGATACTATGCTGGAGCAGCTCCTACAAGAACAGGATTTGATCTTAGTATAAACTTTGAGGTTAACCTTGATAACAACAATTCGATGTATGTCTTCAAAACATTGAGACAATGGTCAGATCTTATCTATAACCCTTTAACAGGTGCAATGGGTCTGAAAAAAGACTACACAGGAACTGTGGTAATTAACGTTTTTAATAAAGCGGGTGACGTTTTCAGAAGAATGGTATGTAAAGACTGCTTCCCTATGAAACCTATAGACGCTATGGATTTAAGATACACAGGTACTGATATTTACGCAGTGAATATGACGTGGGCAGTAGATTACTTCGAAGACGTATTTAATTAATAAAATAAAATGGCAGGACTACCACATTTCAATAGCGCAAAAGCAGCAGTAAGTCTCTACGAACCGGTTTTTCTTAATCAGTTCGAGGTGATTGTACAGCCACCAGCAGCAGTCTTCAATCCGTTAGGAAACGGAGGGAGATCACTTATGGTAGAAAATATTTTGTCAATTACAGGATTAGAAGTTGATAAAAACCCAAGTGCACTTATAACACAGAACTATAAATTTGCTAAAAGAAGATATGCAGGTGGTATGGTTGATGATACAGGTGTGAGTTTAAGAATTGAATTCGAAACAAACTTGGACGACAATAACTCTAACTACGTTCACAAGACACTCCGTCAATGGTCGGATTTAGTTTATAATCCTCTTACCGGTGCAATGGGTATCAAAAGTACCTACGCTGGGGGAACATACATCTTAGTAAGCATATTTAATAAACAGGGTGACGTTTTCAGAAGAATGAAATTCTTAAATTGCTTCCCTAAAGCACAGCTTACAGCAATGCCTTTAAACTACGAATCTGCTTCCCAATCTTATAAGATTACCGCAGAATTTAGAGCAGATTTCTTTGAAGATGTTTTTAATTAATATTTAAAGCATATATACCGAGTTATTTCGGTGCAAGTAATACTGAAAATCCCAGAAATAACTTCTGGGATTTTTTGTTTAATATTATACATACATGGACAGTTGTGATAATAAACAAGAAAATAAGAAAAAGGATCCTGACCCTTTGCCTACTTTTAGGCACGTTTTTCAACCCACTTGGTTTCGATGCCCTATTTGCCCTGATCATGAAATGGACAGGGTCCTACTGGATTACGGATATAATTTTTTACTGCCTATCTCTATCTTTTTTTGGATTATATTGGCTCTTTTCTACTAGAACTAGTGAAAAGGATTGAATTTTGAAAAAAGAAATACATTTATTTGACATAGACGACACCCTAGTTAGGACGAAAGCTAAAATTAGAACTGTTTGCCCACTGGGTAAAACGAGAGCATACACATCGGAGGAATTTGCATTTGCGTATGTTCCTGAATCACACTCTGTGGATTATTCAGATTTCTATTCCAAGGATCTTCTTTTCGATGGAAAGATCATCACCAAGAACTTCTACAAATTAATAAAGGCAGATACTCTCGGGCACGACATAGGTGTAATAACTTCAAGACCTTATAAAACACATATAAGGGAATTCCTATTACATTATGGGGTATCAGTTAAGCTCGATCTCATTTTTGCAGTGAATCACAGAGGATCCGATCCTTCCAAACCCAACCACATTAAGAAAAAAGACTCGGTGTTGCATCTTATTAGAAACGGATATAACCACTTCTATTATTACGACGACGATCATAAAAATCTAAAAGCGGTTAAATCCCTGGAAGAGGAATTCAAACACGTTAAAATCAATATTTTTGAGTGTTAAGAAACCACCAGATAAATAAAAGGTATAATTAGTATGAACGAAAATTTCGAAAACGAAGCACTAGACATGTTAAATCAAAAAGAAAAATCCAGCGGATTAGATTTTGATAAGACTGAACCGGTGGATCTTGGTAAAGCTGAATCCTTCAAAAACCAAGCACCTTTAAATGTACCAAATGACCCTATACCAATGGGTATGGAATCGCCATGGAAAAATATTCCTGTTGATAATTTATCATCACAGGGATTTGGATATCCCGAAGGTATGGAGATAGCAATAAAATCTGCAACTGTAGCTGAGATCAGACATTTTTCAACGATCGATGAGAATGATCCTATAAGTGTAGACGACAAGATCAATTACATCATAGAAAAATGCTCAAGAATTAGATATTCAGGCGGAATATTAAGCTATATGGATCTTTACCAGGAAGACAGATTCTATATCTTCATGGCTATTAGGGATTTCACCTTTATTAAGGGTGAAAATAAGATCCTGATCCCAACAGAGAATAAATGTGATAAAGATGAATGTCCAATCCCTTCTCAGGTTGAATTAAAGTCTAATCTTCTTTCCAGTTACAGACTAGAAGAGAAGATCAAGAAATACTACGATCACGACAGCGGATGTTTCATACTAACTCCAAAGAATGGGGAAGAACCTATTCAGCTTTTTATCCCAACAATTGGTATAGTAGCAAAAATCAAAAAACTCCTTAGAGAAAAATCCCGGGCAGGTAAAAAATACGACGAAAGCTTTGCAGCATTTTCCCCTTATGTTATACCAAACTGGAGGGATCTATCTGAATCGCTTTATGATGAGTATGAAAGAATATCGAAAGGTTGGACATATACACAATTTAATATTGTTGACTCGATAACCAAAGAGATAACATTTGCTACAAGAAACGAAATAAACCTTAATTGTCAAAGGTGCGGTGCCGAGGTCGCCGCGCCCATTCGATTTCGCGGCGGGCTTAGATCCCTTTATATTATTTCAGATATCTTTGGAGAACTTCTTTAATATTAGGAAGGTTTTTGCAAAGGACCATAACATCACATTCTCAGAGCTTGATAAGCTTCCTTATTACGAGTTTCAGATGCTTCTTGATTCTATTAACAAAGACATAGAAGAAGAAAACACCAGGAAACTTGAAAAATCTACAGGTATGGTCGAGGTGTTTAATTTATCACCGGACAAGCCCTTAAATATATAAGGGATATTAAAAAGATAAATGGCACTTTTCGGAGGTAAAAAAGACAAGGAGAAAGAACCTGAAGAATCCAAACAATCATTTGATTTTTCAAGTGACAGGGGGAGACTCGATTATTTTAATGTAGCTTCCAGACCGGTTAAGGACGCTTTTATCAAGAGACATCCAGCGCTAGGAAAGGACGATCTTTACAAGCATGCAATGTTTAATTATGCTCAGGAAGATGTTACTGGAAAATTCTCATTAGATCTAACTGGATATACAAGTAAAGAATCTATAGATTCTCTTATTGGTAGAATAAACACTCAGATGGAATCTTCCAGGATTAATCTGGAAACAACAGATCTTAAATCACCCGCCTTCGAAAAAGAGCTAAGGAGTTTCATGTTTATAGGAAACAGCGAGGCAGCTAAGAAAACTGAGGCAATCATAGGTACTTCCATGAGCAACCTGTATGAGTCTATAAAAGAAATGGAATTGGATGGCACTAAACCATCCGAATTAGAAGGTAAGCTTAAAGATCACTCACTAACGGATCTTAATAAAACATTCTATTCTACGATACTTCATGCTCTTACAGAAAAAGGATTTGATAGAAAGGATCTCGATATGCAGAAGACCTTATTAGAAACTAAGGTTGAAACCATATTCGAAAAAGCACCTGCTGAGAGTGCAGAAAAGAAACAGCAGGAAACAACACCTGAAACAAAGCCAGCAGAAACACCGATAGCTAAGGTTAATGAGGTTAAACCTGTTGAAGCTCCTGCTCCAGCTTCTACACCCAATCAAGAAGCCCCTGCTGTGGTTAACGAGGTTAAACCTGTAGCGGAGGTTAAACCAGAGGTTAAACCAGAGACACCAGCTGCACCCGCTTCTCCAGCTTCTGCTACGCCAGCTGCTGAAATAAATAAGACGGAGGTAACCCCTCCTAAACAGGAAGCAGCAGTCGCTACGCCAGCAGAAGCAGCAGTCGCTACGCCAGCATCAATTTCAACCCCAGCGCAAGTCGAACCACCAACACCTGCTTCGCCACCAATGGAATCTACCCCAACAACAGTTAATAGTGTGGGTACATCAGAATCGACAGGTCCAAGAGAAGATAAGCAAATGGGAGAAACCGCTAACTTTTTAAAAGATCTTGGTATTCCTATAGAAACATTGAATGCAATAGGATTCACAAGTTCTGCACCAGCAGAGGCGGGTGGAAAAAGTGAAAATCCTTTACCTGGAGGATCAGGGGTTAAAGAAGCGATGAAAAATGTGGCTGCACAATCACCACAGATAAAAAAGGCTGAAACTCCGGTAGTGCAATCCGTTGCACCAGAAATAACTAAGGAGATTACGCCCATAGCAGTTGCCGAGACTAAACAGGAACAACCTAAAGCACCAGAATCTCCAGCTGCGGAATCCAATATAGAATCCGTATCCGAGACCCCTATTACAACTGAGAGTACGGGTACACCGGAGGCTCCACCTAAACCAGCAGAAGCTAAAGCTGATAATGCTTCCGGATCAGATATGTCAGAGGTAGCAGCACTTCTTAAGAAGCTTATAAAGGTAATGGAAGGTCCCCTTCTAGTCACAGATACAAAAAATAAGTACTAATTTATTTTACTTTCTGGGAAACTTTTCTTATTATTGCCGTATAACCTTCATAAAAGGAGCAAAATGAGCAATTTCACAATCACACCAGAATTAAGAGAGTCAGTCAAATCACTGTTGTCCTCTATCGGAGTTCAAGAAGCACTCCAAATTTTAGACAAAGAAATCCTGTCAGAAAAGGAGATTAATGTCGTCTTAAGTGTTCTAGGGAAATTTCCCGCCTTTATGGTTTACGATACACTAGAAAAATTTAAGACAGGCACTAATATCCAAAATAATGAATCGGGAAGCTAAATTCTACAAAGAAATAAATCAGGATAATTGTCTGGACGAAAAACTATTTCGTCTAGACAAGGTCTATTTGAGAATGGCAAAAGAATGGTCAGAGAATTCTTATTGCAAAAGGAGTAAGGT